ACGCTGGGGTCTGAGATCGTTGAGATGGTGGACGCAGACATCGCCAGTCGCAAAGACTGGGTTGAGATGTTCGTCAAGGGCCTAGATGTACTGGGTATGAAGTACGAAGAACGTACAGAACCTTGGGCTGGCGCATGTGGTGTGTACTCAACCATCCTGACAGAGGCCGCAGTTCGCTTCCAAAGCGAAACAATTATCGAAACATTCCCCTCTACCGGCCCAGTTAAGACAGAAATCATCGGTGCCATCGACAAACTCAAAGAAGAAGCGGCCCAACGTGTAAGCGACGACATGAATTATGAGCTTACAGAGGGCATGCCAGAGTACCGATCCGAGCATGAACGCATGCTTTTTAACCTTGGATTGGCTGGTTCAGCGTTCAAAAAAGTCTATTTTGACCCCAATTTAGACCGTCAAATCTCTGTTTTTATCCCCGCAGAAGACGTAATCATCCCCTATGGCTCCTCTGGAGCACGTACTGCGGAGCGTGTCACGCACATCATGCGCAAGACCAAGAACGACATCAGAAAGCTGCAAGTCGCGGGCTTTTATCGTGATGTTGAGTTGGGCGAGCCAGTGCAGGTGCACACAGACGTTGAGAAGAAGAAAGCTGAGGAGACAGGCTACTCTTTGACAGACGACGACCGCTATCAAATCTATGAAGTGCAGATCGACTACGACATGCCCGGGTTTGAAGACGAGGACGAGATTGCTGTGCCGTACATCGTCAGCATTGACAAGGGTACCGGTAAAGTTCTCTCTATCTACCGCAACTGGAAAGAACAAGACAAGCTCAAACTCAAGCGTGATCACTTTGTTCAGTACGACTACATCCCCGGTTTTGGCGCTTATGGCTTTGGCTTCATCCACTTGATTGGTGGCTACGCCCGCGCAGGTACATCACTGATTCGTCAGTTGGTAGACGCTGGAACACTGAGCAACTTACCCGGTGGTCTGAAGGCCAAGGGTATGCGCACCAAGGGGGACGACACGCCTATCGCCCCGGGCGAATGGCGAGACGTAGACATCCCAAGCGGTGCACTCAAAGACAACATCATGGCCCTGCCATACAAAGAACCTTCGATGGTTCTGTCTGGGCTGTTAGACAAGATCAACGACGAGGGTCGTCGCCTTGGCTCTATTGCTGATATGAACGTGAGCGACATGGGTGCAAACGCACCTGTGGGTACCACACTGGCTCTGCTTGAGCGTCAATTAAAGACCATGTCTGCTGTGCAGGCCCGCGTGCACTATGCGATGAAGCAAGAGTTCAAACTCTTGAAAGCCATCATCCGCGATCACGCCCCCAAGGACTACAACTACGACCCAGCAACAGGTAACCGCAAAGCCAAGCAAGCGGACTACGACATGGTCGAGGTCATTCCAGTATCCGACCCCAACTCTTCAACAATGGCCCAGCGGATCATGCAGTACCAAGCTGTGATTCAACTCAGCCAGTCTGCACCTCAGATTTACGACCTGCCACAACTGCACCGTCAAATGATTGAAGTGCTGGGCGTCAAGAACGCTGAAAAGTTGGTGCCCACAGAGGACGACGAGAAACCCAAGGACCCCATTACAGAGAACATGGGTTTCCTCAAGGGCGAGCCTACCAAGGCATTTATGTATCAAGATCACGATGCACACATCGCTTGCCACATGACGTTTATGCAAGACCCAATGATTGCTCAGCAAGTTGGCCAAAGCCCTATGGCGCAACAAATGATGTCAGCAATTCAAGCGCACATCGCAGAACACTTGGGCTTCTCTTACCGCCGCAAGATCGAAGAACAGCTTGGCGTGCCATTGCCTTCTCCAGAAGAACAATTGCCACAGCAAGTCGAAGTACAGTTGTCTCGTTTGGTGGCTACAGCGTCTACGCAGCTTATGCAGACAAATCTTGCTGCGGCGCAACAAGCTCAGAACCAACAAATGGCTCAAGACCCCATTGTGCAAATGCAACAACAAGAGTTGCAACTCAAAGCCAAAGAGATCGAGATCAAGGGTCAGAAAGTGCAAGGCGACTTGCAAGTCAAACAAGCCGAGTTGCAACTCAAGGCGCAAGAAGCTGCCAACAGGCAAGGCGAAGACCCACGGGTAGCCGCTGCAAGAGCACAGCAAGAAATCCAAGCGGCTCAACAAGCACATGAGCAGCAGATTGCTCAATCACAACAGCAACATTCACAAAAGATGACGCAAGCTGAAAGAGCCCACCGCCAAAAAATTGCACATGCTGAACGATTAGCAGCAATAGCAACAGCAAAAGCCGCACAAAACCCAAACAAACCTAAGGAGAGTTAATGAATGCACTTGAAGTAGTCAACAAAAACCTTGAAGAAAAAATTAAACAGATTACAGAGTTTGTGGCCGATGGCAAGGCCATTGACTATGAAAACTACGCTGCATTGGTGGGGGAGATCAAAGGTCTCAAGTACGCCGTCAATGAAATTAGAGAGATGAACAACACAATTTTGCGCCAAGAAGATAACGATGACTAATCAAATGCGTGCACCGGAAGTTGACCTCCGTGGCTCTCCATCATGCATAGATATTGATGGGCAACTTGTACAAGTAAAAATGAATCTGCGATTCCCACGAATCACAGTGTTTGAAAACTTCATGAGCTTTGACGAGTGTGAGTTGTTGATGGACATGGCTGAGCCAAGGCTTATTCGCTCCAAAACCCTGAACAAAGAAGGCACAAATTTTATAGAACACGAAGTGCGCACTAGTAGCGGCGCAGCTTTTCCACGGGGTGAGAATGACTTTATTGAGATGTTAGATGTACGAGCAGCAAAGCTGTTGAACTGGCCAGTAGATCGTGGAGAATCGTACCAAGTTATGAAGTATGAAGTTGGCCAAGAGTACAAACCACACTTTGATTTTTTTATGGCTCAGACAGACACAAATCTTATGTCTAGAGGTGGCCAACGAGTAAGTAGTTTGATTATTTACTTGAACACACCTAAGCGCGGGGGCGGTACCTTGTTCCCAGAAATTGGGTTAGAAGTCGTTCCGTCCGCTGGTAGCGCAGTGTTTTTTAGTTACCCAAATTTGTTTTTTGCAAAGAACACTTTGCACGCTGGCCTTCCTGTGATCGAGGGAGAAAAGTGGATTGCAACAAAGTGGATGCGCCAAGGTCCACATTGATCACCAGAGCAGCAGAAGTTTCAGGGGCCTTCTGCTGTGCTTTTTAGCCCCTTGCGACCGAGGAAAATCATGAGCGCATTTGATGTCAACGCCGTTGACTTGTCTGGTATTTTGAACAAATCCAGCGAAGAAAAGGCCAAGCAGGTACCGGACCCGTCCACGTACCACCTACTTTGCGTCCTCCCAGACGTTGAAGAAACCTACTCTGATAGCGAAGTTGGCTTGGTAAAAGCTGACAAAACTATCTACTACGAGGAACTTTTGTCCCCCGTGCTATTCGTTGTAAAGATGGGCCCCGACGCCTTCAAAGACGAAAAACGCTTTCCCAGCGGCCCTAGCTGCAAGGTGGGTGACTTTGTTTTGGTTCGTCCTAACACAGGCACACGTATCAAGATTCATGGACGTGAGTTCCGCTTGATCAATGATGATTCTGTGGAAGCCGTAGTTCAAGACCCTCGCGGTATTACCAGAGTAAATTAAGGAGAAGGACATGGCAGGATTTGAAAAATTTAAGTTTCCTCACGAAAAAGATGAGGAAAAAGCCGAAGAAAAGGTAGACTTTGAAGTTGAGGGCGAGGAGAAAACGGAAGTAGAAGTGGTGGATGACACCCCTCCCGCTGACCGAAATCGCGCCCCAATGGACGAGCCACCACGGGAATTTGCTGAAGATGAGCTTGACAAATACGAAGAAAGTGTTCAAAAGCGAATCAAACACTTTACCAAAGGGTACCACGAAGAGCGCAGACGGGCAGAAGCCGCCGAGCGTGAACGTGAAGAAGCCATCCGTGTGGCGCAAACGATTGTTGAAGAAAACAAGCGACTCAAAGGCTCTCTAGACGGTAATCAACAAGTCATGCACGACCAAGCTAAACGGGTCGTGGCTGGCGAGTTGGATGCCGCCAAGCGCAAGTACAAGGAAGCCTATGAATTGGGTGACCCTGACCTTGTGGCACAGGCCCAAGCCGAGTTAACTGCAATCACTGTAAAAGCCGACCGAATTAATAGCTGGAGGCCACAGCCTTTACAACAGCCTAAAAATGAGGTACAAACGGCCCCAGAGCCACAACAAGCACCCTCTACGCCTCCTCCCGATCCTCGGGCTGTGCGTTGGCAAGAGGAGAATCCTTGGTACGGCCAGAACGAGGAAATGAGTATCTTTGCTGTTGGTGTGCATACAAAGCTCATCAATCAAGGTGTGAATCCACGTTCGGAAGAATATTACGAGAAATTAAATGCTCGTATGCGACAAGTGTTTCCTGAGGAATTTGGCCTCACAGGTAAACAGACGGATGCGTCACCTCCGCCCGCAAAGAAATCCAATGTTGCACCTGCTACGAGAAGCACAGCGCCCAAAAAGATCGTGCTTACACAGACACAGGTAAATATCGCCAAGCGGCTTGGTGTTCCTTTGGAACTCTATGCACGCAAGGTTGCTGAAGAACAAGCGAGGACTAATTAATCATGTCAAAAACTGAATCAAACACAGAGCGTTTATCGCGTGAACTTGAAACCCGTGCAGTGGCAGAGCGCCCTAGAAAGTGGCGTCCTCCCCAATTGTTGCCTGACCCAAATCCTGAGCCCGGCTACCATTTCCGTTGGATTCGAGTTAATGTTGGTGGTTTAAGTGATGACAAGAATTGGTCCGCAAAACTAATGGAAGGTTATGAACCTGTAAAGGCGTCTGCCCATCCTGAAATCAGAATGTTTTCTCGTAAGAAAAACGAGGATGACATCATTGAGATCGGTGGTTTGATTCTTTGCAAAATTCCTTCCGAGTTCGTGGAGGATCGCAATGCTCACTACCGAGGAGAATCGGAAGCGCTTGTGACCGCCGTGGACAGTAACTTCATGCGCCAGAGTGATGCTCGTATGCCGCTTTTCAATGAGCGAAAGACAAGCGTGACCTTTGGCTCTCGTCAATAATCAATTGGAGTT